AGGAAGCCCCTGAGGCCCATCCGACAGCCATGAGAGATTTCATCAACATCATCTTTCTGGAGGTTGTATGGCGTTTCCAAATGTGTCAGACATCGTCGCAACGACGATAGAGTCGCGTTCTCGCAAGATCAGTGACAACGTCACGAATAACAATGCCGGCCTTGCTTACATCAAGGATAAGGGCAACGTTAAAACCATCTCAGGTGGTTCTGAGATTCTGGAAGAGGTAAGCTTCGCTGAAAACGCGAATGCTGGCTGGTACAGCGGGTATGATCTACTGCCTGTTGCAGCACAGGACGTTATCTCTGCTGCATCATTCGTACTGAAGCAAGCCGCGGTCCCTGTAATCATCTCCGGTCTGGAGCAACTCCAGAACGCGGGCCGTGAGCAGATGATTGACCTGATGGAGTCACGCATCACGGTGGCAGAATCCACCATGATGAACATGATCGCCAATGGGTTCTACTCTGACGGTCTGGGAGCTGGCGGCAAAGAGATCGTTGGTCTTGACGCTGCGGTGCCTGATGGTGGCGTTACAGGTCGTGTCGCTACTGGGATATACGGTGGCATTGATCGCGTCACTTGGGGATTCTGGCGTCCGTACTTCGAGGTAAGCGCTGCAACTCTTACTGACTTAACGATACAGGCGGCTTTGAACAGCGTCTGGTCGCAGTTGGTGCGTGGTCGCGATCGTCCGGACGTTATCATCTCAGACAACTTCATGTGGTCGGTCTATATCGCGTCGCTTCAGAAACAGCAGCGCTTTACGGATCCGAACCAAGCGAAGTTGGGCTTCCCCACCATCAAATACATGGATTGCGACGTAGTATTGGACGGCGGCCTGTATTTCCCGTCGAGTGCTTGGGGTCCTGGTGCACCTACCAAGACCATGTTCTTCCTGAACACCAAGTATCTCAAGTGGCGTCCGCACGCTCAGCGTGACATGGTGCCACTCGCGCCAAATCGTCGCTACGCCATTAACCAAGACGCAGAAGTAACGATCCTGGCATTTGCAGGAGCGCTAACCTGCTGCGGTCAGGCCTTCCAAGGGCGTCTCGAATCGCTATAAGGAGCTGGCAATGATGACAGCAGCAATGGTATTACTTGTCGTAGCGGTTATACTGTTTCTGCTGGCCGCCATCAATTGGCCTCAACCCAGTCCAGTAGCCCTGGGCTGGTTGGGGCTCTTCTTTTTAGCTTTATTCTTCTTGGTAGGTTCGTTCAAAGGAGCTTGATATGCCAGCATCGCTTCCAGGTGCAACTAAGACTCAAAACCTTGCGAACCCTACGCAAGGTCAATTTGTTATACTCGATCCATTGAGTGGTCCGAAAGGTTCACCTCTGGACGCAAAGAAGCCAGTCTACGCGGGACCTCCTGGACCGTATGTAGCTGACATAACTAATCTCTCAACAGGTGGTCTTTCCACTGGCATTGGTATTGGTGCCAATCACAACATTGGTCTTACGCCTGAGTTACCTGTGCTTAATGCTATAGGTTACTCTATTTTTAAGGCGGGGTTCGATGACGACATGCAGCCTGGCACTGAGCAGGCGTACAATCCACCGCCGCCGCCTGGGAACGTGGCGTCCAACACCGTTGACTCAACGCGGATGTATATCGGCGGTGGCCGTGACATTGTCAATACTGGCACACTTCCAGGTGATCGTGGACGTAAGTTTATCCCAAGCCCATATACTGCGGGTGTTGTGATAGCAGGCGCCGGAAATGGTGGTTCACGTGACGGTGGCGCCGGACCAGCATTTACAGGCTTCTCGATGAAGATGGTGAGTAATACCGGTACAGCTGTTATTCTCAACGGTGCTGCTGTTGAGGGCACTTTTAATAATAGGAGTGGCGCTACTCTAGCAATCTCCCAATCTACGTTTGGTTCCAACACCGCTGCTATATCGGCTCCAGCATAGAGACGACAATGGCAGCGAAAAAAGGCAAAAGAGGTAAGCGCCCGAAACCTACACCAGGCTACTGATATGCCGAGTAAGTCTCCGGCGCAGACAAGACTTATGAGGGCCGTTGCTCACGGGTGGAAGAAACCCGGGGGCGGCGGCCCGAGTAAGCAAGTTGGGCAGGATTTCATGAAGGCCGATATGGCCAAGCAACAAAAGCTGGCGAAAGCAGTTCGCCGATACTAACAGTCTGACTAAGGCTAGGAGCACGATATGCAGACAGCAGAGTTTAACTACGAAGATTTCATCAAGCCACGTCAAGGCGACGAGAAACTTGCCGTGCGTTTCTTTCGTAAAGCAAGACAGGATCCTGCAAAGTCTACTGAAGAGGGCAGGCCTATCTTCGTAGAGTGTGATTATATCCAGATCAGCGTTCCTGGAGATAAGCATACCATGGTTGTTCGTCCAGTTAAACCTGGAGGTGGTGACGCTCTCAGATTTGCGAAGCAGTATGAACACTGGAAACTGACTCAGACTAACATCGAGGCTGAGGGCACGCCTCTGGAAGTCTGGGGTAAACTGACGCTTGCTCAGATCGAAGAGTATCGCTACTTTGGCGTTCGTACAGTAGACCATCTCGCAGATCTGCGTGATGACATTGCCATGAAGATTCCTGGCTCGCTTGACTTGAAGCGTAAGGCTCAAGCTTTCTTGGCTATCACCAAGGAAGAAGCGCCTATGCGTAAGCTCCAAGAAGAGCTTGAAGTTCGTGATGCGGAGCTTGCTTCAATCAGGCTTGCCATGGATGATCAAGCCAAGATCATCAAGCAGCTCCAGGAGTCTGTGAAAAAGGCTGCGTAATGCCTGTACTGATCACAGAGCTTAATTACGGCAGCAGCATACAGAACATCTGTAAGCTTGTTGGTCATCCACCTGCCATTGATTCTGCTGGTTCAACTGACCCAGCGATTCAACAGATGGGTGCTGCCGTTAATACAGCTCTTGGTGACTTGCTTACTCTCCACGAGTGGCAGGATCTTACGATCCGAGCCTCTATTCCGATTATAGCAGACTTTGCTGGTCAGAAGGAAAAACCATTCAGTCTGCCGCTTGACTTTTATCGCTTCATTGACCAATCACAGTGGGGCGGTCAGACCATGCTCCCTGCGATGGGTCCGATTAGCAATCAGGCGTGGATGCAATACACTGTCAGGAGTTACACGCCTCAACTAACATTATTCTGGCAGATTAGGGGCGATAAGCTGGTTGTTCTTAATCCGCCATTCTCTGCTCCGATCGACTTTGAGTTCATGTATATCTCGCGGGCTCAGGTCATTGATCAGGACGATCCGACCCTAATAAAGAACGTCGCCGATAAGAATGGTGACAACTTTAAATTAGACGGATTCATGATAATGTTATTTGCAAGAGCTAAATACCTCGAGTGGAAGGGGTTCGATTCTTCGGCCGCGATGAGAGACTTCATGTCAGTGTATCTGTCAAGGGCAGGTGCCGATAAAGGAGCGCCGATACTGTCATTGAACACAAGTTTTGGTCTGCCTCTCATTAACCCTCTGGTTAATACGCCGGATACTGGGTACGGATAATGCCCCTCGTAGACCTTAAGCCGGTGAGTCGTAAAAGAGTTGCGGCTCAATCAAAGGCGCATAAGTTCGATATAGTTCCTGCCCCTACTGTGGGGTTGGATCTGGCGAACCCGCTTACACACCAAGATCCACGAGCTGCAGTTGTTCTTGACAACTTCTTTTCACGGAGATATGGTCCTGAATTGCGGCCTGGTTCGAGTCGATGGGTCAGCAATTTAGGCTCTCCAGTGATATCACTGATGTCGTATCTGCCTCCGAGAGGGGCGTTATCAACATTCCTGCCCAAGTTGTTCGCTGCGTGCGCGAATGGTAACATTTATGATGTTACTAACCAGCAAAATGAGGCGTTCTTTCCTCCAGTAGCTGTCGCTATTCCAGGACAACAAGAACCTGGTGAGTTTAGTTGGACGAACTTCGCCACGCTGGCCACGAACTTCTTGTGTATATGTTCCGCTGGCGGTGGCTATTGGACTTATGACCATACTGGTGGCTGGATCAACCGTACTCCATCAATCACACCAGCAGCGGCAGCAGCGGCAGCACCAAATTTCGACTTTGTAATGTCCTGGAAGAATCGCCTATGGTTCATTCAGAACAATACAACAGACGCCTGGTTTCTTAACACAAATGCAATTACGGGTGCTGCGAGCAACTTTGACTTTGGCCCATTGTTCGTGCATGGTGGTGATCTTAAAGCGATGGCCACGTGGACTCTCGACTCGGGTACAGGCGTTGATGATAAGCTGGTAATCTACAGTGCCGGTGGTGATATACTTATCTACGAAGGCACTGATCCGACATCTGCTGCGACGTTCAGAATTGTGGGTAAGTGGTATGGTGGCAGACCACCAAGCGGTCGTCGCTTCTCT